GTGTATCTTCTGCTTCTGTGTATCGACCCGTTCTCATCGGTCCTCGGTCCTTGCTCTTGGTCTAATTGTGTAGCCAGAGGCTACATGCGTACGCACACACCCCATGGTCGCGTCTTCCCAGTCGTTGTACAGGATGTCGTACATGTCAGAGGACAGCCGCAGTGCCTGCTCGCAGCTGGCCTCGGTTTGGTAGGGGATGACCGACTTGAAGTCCTCCCCGTTGATCGTCACCACGAATACCAGAAGGGTGAGGTAGGTCATTGCTCCTCCCGGCACTCACGGCAGACAAGCATGTCCTTGCCGTCCGCCAGCGTCATGGTCTCACCGCAGGCAGTGCAGGGCCTGTAGACCTCACCGTTGCCCAGGCACTCGTCGCAGATCTCCCAGCGGGTGTCGATCTCCCCAACGTCCCGGCTGAAACTCTGGGGTTTGTATTCGTCTACCTCGATCTCGCCTGTCCCGTTGCACACAGGGCAGTCCATGTACACAGGGATCTCCTGCAAATGCACAACGTGGTTACCTATCTTCGACATCATGCTTCCTCCGTTTCGAAATGCTCTGGACCTAGCTCCTCTAACCCCGTGGCTGGCCGGTACACACTCCGCATTGTGCGCAGGCGAAAAAATCCCCTGTGCTCTGGGTAGGCGTCCATGAACCAACGCGCATAGAACGGGCGATGGTTGTTGTTTAGTTTGAATGTGGATTTGCCTTCGTCGTCTGCGGCGTCTGTCTCCCAACGAATGCGCTCGAACACACCGTTGACAGAGTAGTGACTGAACCCACGCTCGATCACCTCAAACGTAAACTTCACAAAGTAATCCCACACTTTCGGGTTCTCCACATGGAAAGCCATCGCGTGAGACAGCATCTCTTCGTATCTATTGTTCATTCCTTCTCTCCTATAAACACAGCCCTAAAGGCCTCGTCCAAGATTTCGTCCATGTCACGCCCCTTGTCCGTAACAAAAGGCTGGACACGCACGTACGTGTGCTCCCCGTCATACCGAGCGCAGCCCTCGCCGCCAGACACAACGTGCCCACGATCGTCAAAGTCTACCCAGATAATTTTAGGTGGCGTCTTCATACTTCTCTCCTTGTTTCAAGATCCAATCATACACATCCTGAATGTCTACTTTGGATATGCCGCAATACATCAACAGCTTCAGGCCTTCTTCGATCACCGACTGAGCAGCCTTGTCACTCATGTCAAAGGTGTAGGTAGCATCGCCGTTCTCATGCTCCTCGACGTGCTGCATCACGATGCGAAAATGATCGTCACTCATCCTTCTCACCTTTCAGTTCTGCGAGGAATGTGTCGATCAAGTCGGCTCTATTCCTGCGGGTCTTTATCAGTCCTTCACGCAACTGGACCGCAGCATCACAAAGAAGCCATTGGGCATCGGCCAGCTTGGCCTCAAGTTCTTCGATGCGTTTTACTGCAAACTCAATATCCTCTAGCGAATTTAAGCTACGTAGGTCATTACTCATCCTTTTGCGGCCCTCGGGCAGTTTACTCAGATCCCACTTAGCCATCGGCACGCTCCTTCCGCAGACCTACGTTGTTCTCAGTCCCACGCTTCGCAGCACGGCGTACCGTCTGCTCACTCACACCCAAGGCCTTGGCCGCAGCAGCAAGGCTCTCGTACCTCGTACCTCGGATCTCCACAGGCTTGCGCTGGCGCTTCTGGAAATCTCCCAAGCCACGTCCCTCATTCGGCATCTTTTACTACCTCCCCATAAGTTTTTACCCCGTCTTCAAGCAAAGCACGGTGCCTCATTTTTCTAAGGGCTTTTCGTTGGATCTGCCAAGCCTGACCTCCTGTGACCCCAAGTTCTTTTCCAAGTTCATCTACAGTCACGCCCTTGGATAGCGCCTCTAACGCTACCCGCTGCCTGTTGCTCAAACCCGTAGACCACTTCTCAATCAACTGTCTCGAGATGACGTCCTGTTCTGCGCTACTGCAAAGCGACATGGCTTGAACTTGGGTAAGCTCAATTTCATATGTTGCCTTCTTCGCAACTACCTCCGACATCTCGGCAGGCCAAAGCTCTTCCGGTGTAGCCCCTAACGCACTGCACAAGTTTTCAGCCGCGGGAACCAGATCTCCATTCTCCAAAAAAGGTTTTTTCCTAAACCCCAGAAATTCAGAAACTACAGTAGGCTGGAGGCCTGTTTTTCTACACATGTCGGCAGAAGTTCCATATAGGTCACGGATCCTCCTCAAGATACGGTTGTTTCTTACCCGTATCTGGACGTTGTAATCGTTCATGCCACATCCTCCATCCAATGCGGCTCAGACGCCGACAATACCTTCGACACAGCCCAGCAATGCAGATCTTCATGCTCCATCAAACTGGCAATACCACTCTCCGCAGCCTCGCGGCTGTCAAAGAGTGCGTAATAATCATCTAGCATATTCAGACCATGGTTCACGGTCCACGAAACTATATACATCTGTCTCTCCTTAGTTGACGGGCCTTGTTGCCCACGTACAAGTTACATGCAGGCTGGGGGGTTGGCAAGGGGAAATGTGCATGCTATTTTTAAAAAAGACAACGCAGGAGAAAACAATGTCTATCACCGTACCCGACCACGACACACTTATTAAACACATACAGAACTATGTGATCGAAGCCGTTTCCAAAGAAGGATGGCCCATGCTCCGTGAACTCTGTGAGGTGTACGATGTGTCCCACCCAGTGCTACGTAAAATCTACTTCTGGGAACCCAAAGACCACACGTCCTTTAACTTCCAAAAACTGATCAATGCATACGATCTCGCATACGACTTGGTGCATGGAATGAAAGCAAAGAGCAACGCTTCTTGAAAATCGGACCTTGCACCTCGGACCTCGGATCTGTATAAAAGTTTGGCCGAAAGGTACTGCTCATCAACTGATTCGTGACAAAGCTTAGGTTTTGTACCGGCTCCGTGACACCTGCTTGTCACGGGGCTTTTCTTTTGTTTTCAGTGTGTTGCAGGGCGAAAGTGCTGAGTTTCCATATAGACCACCTGCTGGGCTGTTGGCTCGAGCCGAGCTGGGTTTTTGATTTTGCTGTTCCAAATGTCACGGATGGTTTTTTGAAATTATTAACTAAGTATATCAACGTCTTACGAGTACCCATTCCGTGACAAGAATATGTCACGAGGGTGGTAAACGTGTCACGGATACAAGATGTACCTGAGTTGTCTGGCCGCACGCGCGCGACTTTTTCATTTTTCTTTGAGGTAAATACCCAGCAAAAAGTTCTATAGGGAAACTCGCTTGAAACGCCGGGCCTCCCTGTTGTAAGTTGTGGGCAATCAACATCTTGGAGGACAGGATGCCGAAGAGTAAGAGCGATCCAGAGTTTTGGGAAAAGACACCGGAGACATGGGCAGAGACAGAAGAATACCCTGATGGGGTGTACTTGAGGGTCGATGGCAAACCGGATCCACGCAAGGGCAGGCTTTCGAACAGGCAAGAGACCTTCTGCAAGCTTATCGTTGAGGGTATTTACTCCAACGCAGAGTGCGCTAGGCGTGCCGGGTTTGCTGAAGGCACAGCCGTTGTTTATGCATCCAAGCTTCTGAACGGCACAGATTACCCGCATGTCTTGGAACGCATCCAAGAGCTGCGCGAGGAACGAGAACGCCGTTTCGGTGTGACCACAATTGGCCAGCTTGAACGCTTTGCTAAGCTTTCCCGTGGCGCAGAAGAGGCGGGGCAATACTCCGCTGCCATCAACGCTGAGAAAATACGCTCGGCGCTGGGCGGTCTTACGATTGACCGTCGCGAGACAATCAACACCCTTGACCAGATGTCGAGGGATGAGATCACCGCCCGCTTGGCAGCACTGCAGCAGAAGTACCCGCACGCATTCCAAGTTGAGGCCCAGTACAAGGACGTCACCCCAGATGAGTCAGGGTCCGGAAGCGAACTTTTGGAATACATTGAAAAGAAATCTACCAAAGCAGGTGCTGACGACGAGGATTGAGAACCGCCATGGCGGGGGCGTTCCCGATGTGCATGTATTGTGGGACGGAATGCCCTTCTGGGTTGAGCTCAAGGTATCGAAAACCAATAAGGTAAAATTATCGCCCCATCAGGTCGCGTGGCATACAGCTTATTGGGCGCGCGGTGGCCTTTCATTTTTCTTGGTAAAGAGCCTCTCTTCTAGCTACATTCATTTGATTCCGGGGTCAGAGGCGGTTGATTTGGTGCATAAACCGCTGTCCGAGGTGCAAGGATCGATGTTCGCGGGCCCTGCGCCTCTGGTTGATGCCCTGCGCGCTGTGATTTTTGATCATTATGTTGGAGTAGTGGGCCGCGGTCCGCGGTCCTAGGCCCTGCGCCCTGCGGGCCGATGCTCTGCGCCCTGCGCGCTGCGGCTTTTGGTAGGTGATTGCGCCAGCAATGGCGAAAGAAAAGGGGGCCGTGGCCCCCGGTCCTAGAATGTTTCCCCTGTTTCTTCGCCCCAATGCCTGCGATCGGCCAGGCGCTGGCCCCCTCTGTTATATTCTGCGCCGCAGCCACACTCGTTTGCCCAGCTGTTGCAGCAATAGACCTTTTCTCCGCAGTCACACTGGACCAATGGAAAGGTGATTGGGCCAACGGCCCAATCCTCTGTGATGTAATCAACAATTTTGCTCATGATTAGTGCTCCACGATTGCGATTGATTTTGCAGCGGTGCCGCCCTTGCAAAGCTTGCACGCGGTGCATTGCACGCGGCGCCCTGCCTCTTTTGATGCGGGGCAAAGGGCCTCGTGCGCGCTGTCGATCTCGTCAAGCCCGGTCACCACGCGGAATGTGCGGCGCCCGGCGCGCCAATGGGCCCAGGCCTGGGCGTAATTGTCTGCGGATTGCATGGCAATATCGGGGCGCCACCCGCTTTGGTGGCTGTACGCTGTCCAGGTGCTGGCCTCTGATAGCAGTTCATTCCAAACGTGCGAGGGCACGGCGCCGGGGTCACCGTATGTACCGACGCGCACGAAGCGGCCGCGGCCCATGTCGCGTGCGGATCCGGCCTGGTATACGCCGCGCTTGTATGCGCGCCATACAATCAAAACTCCTTGGCCTAAATTGACATAGCAGCGGCGCCCTTTGGCTTGCTTGCGTGCCGGATCTGTGGTGGGCGTGCCACGCATGACGCAGTCGCCACAGATGCTGTAATCTGCGCCGGTCTTGCTTGCTTCTAGCGGGTTGATATCGTCGCACAAGATATAGGTTTGCACGACGCGCCCGGTCTTGGTGTTGCGGTTAGAGTATGTGGCCACGACCACGATAGGCTCACCATCCAATAGGCTTGGCCCCTTGTAAATGATAGCGTGTTGCATAATAGTCTCCTGTTAAAGGGCGGAATTGCCCACGGTTATTGTGCCAGATCCACAATCAAAGCACAAGAGAAAAAACCCTGCGGGTCGATGCCCTGCGCCCTGCGCGCCGTGGTTTTTTCTGTTATGCCCTGCGCGCCGTGGTTTTTTCTGTTATGCCCTGCGCCCTGCGCCCTGCGCCCTGCGCGCTGGCTCTTATACTATGTATAAGAGGGCCGAGGTCCGAGGACAAAAGAGCCAGGGCCGAGGCCCTGGCGATGCTGTTAGCCCCAGTCTTTCCTGTCACCCATGGCCTCGGCCTCCTCATATCCTGCCTTGTAGGCCTGGATCTCGTCGGGTGTTAGCTCGGTCACCTCGGGGCTGGTGTAGG